AGTTTAGTTTAGTTTAGTTTAGTTTAGTTTAATTTAGTTTAGTTTAGTTTAGTTTAGTTTAATTTAGTTTAGTTTAGTTTTTTGATTTATTCAGTTTATAAAAATTGAATAAATTTATCTTATAATTCAAAGAAGTTAAATTTGTTATAATTCTTATAACAAAATGAGTACTAATTTTGATTTTATTGATTTTTCTAAAATTACTGTTGATAATTTGGATGATATTTATACAAATTACACCAATGCAGAATTGGATTATAATGATATGTTAATTGGACTAGACAAATCTGAGTTAAATTTTGAAAAAGTAGTTACTGACGGTATTGTTGTTTCTGAGCCATATATTTATAAATTAGCTTTATTAACGATGGAACAATTTCATGTTGATGAAATTATTCGAAATAAATGTCATGAAATAAATGTTAAAATTGGTGAATTTAATATTCAACAATCAATGAGATATGATGTATATGAACAGATAAAATATTATTATGATAATGTTTATCCAAACGATAAACCAAAGTTAAATGAACAACAAATCAGATATGTTGAAAAGATGATGATTAATTATAATTATATTGGTATGAATTTAGATGATTCTAAACGTTCAGAAGTAGAAAGAATAAACAAGGAGATTTCAAAACTATCTAATGAGTTTTCCCATAATGTTAGTTCTGATAATACTATTTTAGAGTTTTTTGAAGATGAACTTACTGATATGCCAAAACAATGGTTAGAATCTAGACTTTGTATGGATAAAACTAAAGATCAAACAGATGGTAGAAAGGTCTATAAGATCTCTTTAAAATATCCTGATTATGTTCCTATTATGGAACAATGTTCTAATCGTAATACACGTAGATTAATGTCTACTGCATATTTATCAAGATGCTTGGATACTAATCAGGATATTGCATCTAAAATTTTATCCCTAAAGAATACTAAAGCTAATTTGATGGGATTTGAACTCTATTCTGATTATAAATTAAAAAAACAAATGGCAAAAACTACTCCAAATGTTATGAAGTTTTTAAATTCACTAAAAACTAAGATTCAACCCATGGTTAAGTCTGACCTAGATCTAATAAAAGAAGATGCATTAAAAGATGATATTAATAATATTGAGTTATGGGATATTAGTTATTACAGTAAGAAGATCAAAGAAAAAGTTGCAGATATAGATATGGAAGCTTTAAAAGAATATTTCCCTCTAGCTACTGTGAAAAAAGGAATGTTTGAAATTTATCAGACACTATTTAATTACACATTTATTAATATTTCTGAACCTAATAAAGATACTTTCTGGCATCCAGATGTTGAATTATATCAAGTTATTGATAATAATACTGGTCTGGTTATTGGACATTTTTATTTGGATCTTTTTCCTAGACAAGGTAAATATTCTCATGCTGCTGTTTTCCCAGTTATTAGAAAATCATTAAATGTTTTACCTATTTGTATTATGGCATGTAATTTTGATCCTAAATCAAACCTTAGATTTGAAGAGGTTGAAACATTTTTTCATGAATTTGGTCATATTATGCATGATATTTCAGCTGTTTCTGAATATGGTTCTTTAGCTGGAACTACTTGTGAAAGAGATTTTGTAGAGGCACCTTCACAAATGTTAGAAGAATGGTGTTATGTAGATAAAGCATTAAATAAAATGACTCCGCTTGATAAACCAATTCCAAAAGAAATTTTACAAAGTCTTCAAATTTATCGAAAACAATTTGTTGGTTATCATAATGCTAGACAAATTGTTTATGGTCTAGTTGATATGGCTTTACATGGACCATTATTTAATCAACCAACTGATCAAGTCTATAGCAAAATATTTCAAGAAGTTACCGGACTTAATCCGATTCCTAATACAAATATGATTGCTTCATTTGGTCATATTTTCGGTGGTTATGATGCCGGTTATTATGGATATTTATGGTCAGAAGTTTATGCCAAAGATATGTTTTATTCTAAATTTGCAGGTAAAGAATTAGATCCAGAAGTAGGTTTAGAATATAAAACAAAACTTTTACAATGGGGTTCAATTAGAGATTCTATGGATTCGCTAATAGATTTTTTGGGAAGAGATCCGTCTGATAAGGCTTTTATTGAATCATTAAATTAAACTAATTAAACTAATTAAACTAATTAAACTAATTAAACTAATTAAACTAATTAAACTAATTAAACTAATTAAATTGAAAATTTAATTTCCTAATAAGACAAGACTAAACTAAACTAAACTAAATCAATGCAAGATACAAATAATTCAGAAAATTCTAATAATTTTATGGTTTTAATGTTTGTCGGTATTTTTATATTCTGTTGCTCATATATTATATTGAAAATTATTAAAATATTTGGTATTGACTATATATTAGATTATAATTTACACACAGGTACAAAATGGGATGATAATTTTAATGAAGTAGAATCGAAATCATTTTGTTCTAAATCAACTGAATCAAATTTAATGGAAAAAATGCTATAAAATTGGTATTTGTTTAAAGCCCCATCTAATTTTTTTAATAATAGCTTTAATAAAGCTATTATTAAAAAAATTGTATTTGTTTAAAGCCCCATCTAATTTTTTTAATAATAGCTTTAATAAAGCTATTATTAAAAAAATTGTATTTGTTTAAAGCCCCATCTAATTTTTTTAATAATAGCTTTAATAAAGCTATTATTAAAAAAATTGTATTTGATATTTCATAATATGATTTAAATATTATTATCATATTATATAGTAATCATGTCAAAAACAGTTAAAAAAACCACTACAAATTCAACAACTAATTCAACAACTAATTCTACTACAAATTCTACTACAAATTCTGATAAATTACAAATAAGACTAATTAAGTATAAAAAGATTGATGACTCATTTAATAACTACTTGATGTTAGGTATCAAAGGACCGAATATTAACAATGTGATAATGAATACTTTGCGTAGAGTTATTATGGAATTAGTGCCAACATATGGTTTTGATAAGAAAGATATTAATATTACAAAAAATACAAGTATTTATAATAATGATTATATGAGACTCAGACTATGTCATTTTCCAGTAATTGGTATTGTTAATGAATTAGAAACTATTAAACGTTCTGCTGAATTAGAGTATGAAGCGAATATTAGTACATTTGAAAAGAAGATTGAAGATTTAAATGAAATTGAAAAGAGAGAAAATGCTGAGAAATTAGAAAAATCACAAAATTTAATTATGAGTTTAAATATTAAAAACACATCAAATGATGTATTATGTGTTACTACTAATGATAATTTTACTAAATACTTTTACAAAGGAAAACCAACTCCTTCTCCATATAAACAAGATCTTTTAATTATTAAACTTAAACCTGGTGAAGAGTTTTGTTGTACTGCAACATCTAGCTTAAATATTGGTCTCAAAGGTGCTAACTTTATGCCAAATGCAATTTGTGTCTTTTCCGAACCAGAAGATCCTACTGACACAAATAGTGAATATATTTTAAATATTGAATCACTCAAACAAATGACCGAAAAAGATATTATCATTCGAGCTTGTTATATTATTGATGATAAATTAAGTAATTTTTTAGATGTATTAACCTCAAAAATCACAGAATATAAAAGCGAAATATCAACTGATAATTATAATTTAGAGAATAAAATACAATCAACCGAAGACTCTGAATCTGAAACAATCACAGATTCAGCAGTTAGAAATTCAGCAGAAGATGTTTTAGAGCAACACAGACTAAGAGGAATTATTAAGATTGAAAATGAATCACATACATTTGGTAATTTATTATCTAGAATGTTACAAGATCATCCATTAATTGAATTTGCCGGATATAAGATTGATCACTTATTAATTAAAGAGTTAACAATTGGTTATAAGACAACGGGTGAGGATATTGTAAATATTTTAAATGATATTATTATAAAATCCAGAAATATTTTCGCTTCCATTAGAAGTGGCGTTGAATTAATTGAATTATAAAAAATTTGATTTTTATTTTTTTATAAATAAACTATATTATAAATTAGCAAATTTCTAAATATGGATACAACAACTATAGATACTAATATATCTAATATGACTAAATCTGCTATAACAAATACATCTGCTATAACAAATACATCTATACATTATAATGACTTAGATGGTGTATTTGATTTATCCGATAATAATTGGGTCGAACCAGAATTAAAAATTAGAGAAAATATGACACAAAAAGAGATTGATAAAATTAATTCAATAAATGCTCAACGTTTTTCTGAATTTTCATTATTAAAAGAATTAATGGGAACAAATGATACCGATACCAAATCAACTTCTACCGATACCAAATCAACTTCTACCGATACCAAATCAACTTCTACCGATACCAAATCAACTTCTACCGATACCAAATCAACTGCTACGGTTGTCAAACCCAATATTGTCAAACCCAATATTGTCAAACCCAATATTGTCAAACCCAATATTCCCAAACAAAAAAAAATCATTAATAATTCATATGATGAAGAATATGATTATGATGATTATAATGATGAATATGATAAATATTATTAAAAAATTGATATTTAATTTATATATTATCTAGTTAAAAAATCAATTTAAACAATATGTATTAAAATGTCAAAGATGCAAAAGATACCAATACCAAATAATGCACATACCGCTATGGATATTTCCTATCGGTATATACGAGATAAGCTAGATATATCAAAAGCAGGTGAATATTATATTATAAATAATTTAGATACAATCTGTAAGGATATTAATGTTGAAGAATCAGACATTATTAGTTTTATACCTAAACATCTAAATCAAGCAGTCAAAAAAATTTCAGGGAAAGTAGGTCTTAAAGTTATGTCAGAAGAAATTCTTGAGGATATGTTAGAAACGTATATTGTAAAACATATTATTTGTTCTAAATGTTCATATCCGGAAATTGAAATGAATAAAACTAATGAAAATTATATGATTTGCAAAAGCTGTGGTCAGAATAACTCTTCTGTAAGTTCTAAAAAAACAAAAGATACTAAAACATCTAAAAAACCTAAAGAACTTAAAAAAAATAAAATTGCTGCAAAAAAACAAGCTATTGCAAATGCTAGAAAATCTAAATTACATTATGGATCAGAATCAGATGATAATACAAATTCGGATGGCGATTCGGATTCAGATTAAGATTTGCTAATTAAGTTTGTTAATTAAGATTTAAATTTTTATTTGACAAAATAAGATTTTTTATAATTAATTATGTCAGATTTATTTATAAAGTAATGGATCAAGTAGATAATTTTCAGAAAGAAGTATATAAAAAATATAAAAAGTTTAAAATAGGATCTAAAAAACCAACTTTTAAACAAATATGTTATCCAGAAAAATTCACATATCAGCTCCCCCAATTATTTGTTAGTAATTTTATTAATCCATCAACCTCTAACAAGGGTTTACTACTTTTTCATAAGATTGGTGCAGGTAAAACTTGTGCCGCTGTTCAAATTGCTGAACAATGGAAAGGTCGTAGACAGATTATTATGGTTTGTCCTGCATCACTAGTTGGTAATTTTTATAAAGAATTAAGATCAGAATGTACAGGTGATATCTATATCAGTGTACAGGAGAGAGCAGAATTAAAAAATCTAGATATTATGTCTGATGAATATAAATCAATGATTAAATCTATAAATCAGCGTATTGATAAATATTATAAAATATATTCTTATAATAAATTTGTTGATCTAATCAAAAGTAAAAAACTTAAATTAGATAATACACTTCTTATTATTGATGAGGTACAAAATATTGTATCAGAACATGGATCATATTATCAAGTTATTTTAAATGCCATTAATAAAGCCCCTTCTAATCTTAGAACTGTTATTATGTCTGCTACGCCTATTTTTGATAAACCAATGGAATTAGGTTTAACTTTAAATCTTTTAAGACCAAATGAACAATTTTCTATTGGTAACAAATTTAATGATGCATATATTGATTATAAAGTTATTGATAATAAACCTATTTATAATATTAAAAATGAAGATGATCTAAGAACAAAAATAAATGGTTTAGTTTCATATTATCAAGGAGCACCATCTTATGTATTCCCAGAAAGGATTCAGCGTATTGTAAAATGTCCTATGTCAAGATATCAATATGAATGTTATAAAGTTGTTCAGGAAAGAGAAGGTCAAATCAATAAATTAGATCTATTAAAACTTCCTAATAATTTCTTCATTGGAAGTAGGATAATATCTAATATTGCTTTTCCGAATAAATTAGTTAATAAAACAGGTTTAGATGCTCTAACTTCTAAACATATGAATATGGAAAATTTGTCGACATATTCATCAAAGTTTTATCAAATAATGAAACGATTATTGAAGTCATCTGGAACATCATTTATTTATTCTAATTTTAAGGAATATGGTGGATTGACTTCCTTTATTAAGATATTAGAATATCATGGTTTTCAGAATTTCTTAGAGGAGGGACCCGGTAAACATCGTTATGCTATTTGGTCTGGTGATGAATCTTTAGAACAAAAAGATAGACTGAGAGATGTTTTTAATTCAAAATCAAATGAGAATGGTTCTAAAATAAAAATTATTTTAGGTTCTCCAGCAATTAAGGAAGGAGTTACTCTGCTTAGAGTAAGACATGTGCATATTATAGAACCATATTGGAATATGTCTAGATTAGAACAAGTTATTGGTAGAGCTATTCGTTTTTGTTCTCATAAAGACGTTGAACCAGAAAGACGTAAAGTAAAAGTTTATATTTATATTGCAACAATTCCAACAGAAATTGCTGAAAAAGAAAGGGAAACTATTCCAAATAAATCCGAAAGAACGATTACTGTTGATGAACATATATTTAATATGGCTTTAACAAAAGAAAAGCTTAGTTCACAATTTGAAGAAATTATAAAAACATCTGCTGTTGATTATCATTTATTTCAAGATGTTTAATTATTTATTAAAAATTTATTTATGATAAATAATTAAATATTTAAATTTATCTAAATCTTAATTATATGACAACTTATATTACAAATTATACATTAAATAATACAACTGACAAACATCTTAATACTTTATCTAATTATGATATAGAACATTTTACTGATTCAGAAAGTGAATTTTTTACTGATTCAAATACCCATTCTGATCCAAGAATTGCAAAGATTTTAGAATCATTTGAAAATTATATGACAACTGAAAAACCTGTTTTTGAAGTATTATTTACAGATTCAGTTGATATGCCAAATATTGAATTATTTGGTGAGTCAGTTAATACATCAAATATTTCGTTTGTTCGATTAGATTCAAAAGTGTATATAGTTGAAGATTTTGGCAAATTAAGAAGAGCTTTTAGAAAAATTGGTAGTGCATTTAAAAAAATGGGCCAAGGTATTTCTAAAGCTTTCAAAAGTGTTAATTGGAAAGCTGTCGGTAATGTTATGTTAACTGGCGTTAAAATGTTTGTCCCTGTTGATACATTTATTAAAATTGCAAAAGGCCAAAAATTAGGTTTGGAAGATTTTATGAATTTAGCAAGTATGGTTCCAATTCCTGGTGCTAAATTACTTGGTATGGGAGCTAAGTTCGCTGGTAAAGCTATTGCTAAAAAAGTAGCAATGACTGTTGCAAAAAAATTAGTAAAA